CTGATCCGGGAGGGCCATGGGTGTTCCTATCTGGGGGCGATGTGCTCTAGCACGTTATGGTTAACGGCGTCAAGCCCCAACCCTTCCTGTTCTCATTGCTGGTGCGCTATCGAACCGGAGCATGTAGCGCGTCTCGTCTCCGTTATGGTCCTCGCTCTCGTCGTCTACGTCGTCAATTTTAGTTTCATCTCTAGGTAGCACTGGCACGCACCGCAACCATTGTGGACAGTCCGTGGTGACGAACAGCCCGGCCGTTTCACGGAAGCCACCCTCCGGCCGCTTGGTGGCCTTGAGACGTTTTCGAATTTGCTCCCATCCCTGTTCACGCGAGCCGGGTCCCTTGTCGGCGCGCTCCCAGTAGATGCCCTTGAACTTCACGCCGTTGATCGTCAGCGGCCTTTCGAAGTCGTTCGCGATAGAAACATCAGAGCCGTTCGTGTTGTCGTCGAAGATCGAGCTATCAGCCGGTCCCCGGCTGACACGCGTCCATTGTCCTTGCGGATCGCGCAGGCCCCATTTGATCTCGCGCTGAATGATGCCCTTCGAGATGTCAGGGATCAGCATACGCAAACCTTCGTTCGGCTGATTACGCCAGCCATACCACTCATGAATGCGGAAGAGATCGCCTCGCACTGTCGAGCGAATGCGTCCCGGTGTGATGGAGCCGTCTGAGTTTCGTACCTCCGGAAACTTCAAGTCGGTCCCATCACTCCGCGCGTACCATCCGACCGAGAACGGCTTCGAAGAGCCGTGGTCGTAGGCACGATAAATTTTCCAACCCGGCGGTACCGTGAACGGTGGCACCACGATAGCGTCGCGGTATTCGTACCAGATGTCATCGAACATGCCGCCCGCGACGATGTCCCATGAGCCTTCCATCCACGCCGCAAGCTCGGATGCGTTTCGCGCAGCGGCCTTAATGCGCTGCTTGTATTGGGGGTCGGTGTGCAGCAGAAGCACGTTCTCGTCGAGATAGCCATGAATGGCGCGGCGCGGCGGTTCGGGATTGCCGTCTGCGTCCTTGCTATCTACAATGAGCGGACCAACTGTCGGTTTCCGTCCGTCGATTGTCTCACCGTTGATCGGGAGCTGCCATCGTGACTTGACCCAGTTATGCCCCACACCGTATGGGTTAGTTGTTGCGCGCACCTTGCGCGGCATACCTTTCATCGTCGAACGCGAGCACGAGAACATCACCTTGTAGCAGTCCGGTGTCGGCCACGTCGTCAACTCTTCCCAGCCAATCCATGGGTAGGCGTGGCCGTGATAGTCCGAGTATTGCGAAGGCACATTGAAATGCGCGAAGTACAGACGCTCGCCGTCCGGCCATTCCCACATCGTCTTCACTTCGTTGTAGACAGCCTCCGGCCAGATACGCTTGATCCACTTCTTCGACTTCTCGATCACGTCGCGCAACTGAGGATGCGATTGCCGGAAAAGAATTCCTTTCCACTCCGCTCCCCATCCCTTGCCGACTTCCTGACAGAAGTCCATGATCAGCGCGTCAGTCTTGCCCGGGCCGCGTGTCCCCTCGTAGAGAACTTCGACCGTGTTGTCGGCCAGAAAGAACGCCTGCGACCCCGGCTGCGGTGCCCACGCGACGCGCTTCAACCGCTGCGGATCGACAGGGTCGATCACGTAGGGCACGTACTCGTTGCCCTCTTGCTTAAACTTTCTTACGACGCCTGTGAAGCTCATGCTGCGTCTTCCTCGTCTTCCGGTGCGTCCTCGAATGTAACTTCGGGCGCGCCTTCGCGGCGATACTCGGCTTCGATCTCATTGAGCGCTTCTGATGTGACCGCGCGCATCGGGATGACGAGCACGCCACCCTTGACGTTGACATCGATCTGAGCCTTAGCACCGTAGATTTGCGGCTTGCGAGTTTTCAGGATGAACATCGCGAGGTCAGGGTCCATCTTCCAGACGCGCTCAGGCACGGGAGCACCGTACTCGTCGAGCAAATAGTTTGCAGGGTCAGTCAAAGGATCACGATCACCCTCGACAAACATAAGCTGCGCAGCCGCAACTTTATCCCAGTCCATTTGATACTGGACTTTTCCTTGATAGGTCAAAGGCTCCCAAAAACCGGTCGCACGGCGGTGCGTAGCTTCTTCAACTTTTCCGACGCCAACTTCCATTGCGCTCTCCCATGCAAGGTGAAAGCGGACGGTGTTGTCCGGATTGTCGGTTTCGTCGTTCTCGCCCATCTCGATATCGAAACCATCTCCCGGTCGGCCTTCGAGAGATTTCTGGAGCCAGTATTGAAGGGTGCGCATGTTGATGCCAACGCGGCGAGTTGCGTCGGCGGCTACCGGCATTTCTGCGATGTAGCTGAGCAAACGGTTCAATCGTTCGGGTGTGTTTTTGCGAGGGACCTTGGCCTTGACTGAGTAGCTGGCGGAGCGCGCCAAAAGCTCTTGGGTCGGTCGTCCAGCGGGCTTGCTTCTGGGGATTGCATCCACCAGCGCGTCAATAGGCTCGATCTCGATTGCCTCGGGCTCTGGCCCGAGCAAGTCCAAAATGTCTTCGTCTGTCGTTCCGCTCATGCGGATATCCCCCTTCACATTGCGCTGACACATGTCAACGGGACGCCCCCATGGGCTATCTCTTCTTCACACGCGAACGCCCCCGACCATGCCGGAGGCGCGTGCTTGTGGTCTTTTACGCGCCGAGCTGCGAGCGGATCGTTGCCGCGCGGGCTTGGCTCAACTTGTCATCCGGGAAATTTTCCAGATGCTTTTGTATACCTTCGAGTTGACGCGTGAGACGCTTTTGGATACTCGAAGGGGCACAAGTGTTCGGTGTGATCTTCTTGCCGGTGTTCTTCACGTCACCGCCGGGCGCTGCGTCAGTCATTACAACTTCCCGTCGTCTTTGGTGTTCGGGGTCGGAGCTTTCGATCCGGCAACGAAGGCCATCCCAGCGAGATCGAGACTGCCGACGCCCCGGCCGCAGCCGTTGACGAAAGTGGCGTAGATGACGCGGTCCCCTTTCGGGTGCGGCCATATCCAGATTTCAGTGATGCCTTCGGTTCCGATGACTTTCGCCGGACCGCCATGGGCCGCGACATAGATGTTAGTCCGAGACACGAAATTGTCGACGCCTTGGGCACTCCTGATACCACCGAGTGGTGGAACGGGTATCGATGCCTTGACCTTTTCCACGGACTGGCAGATCGGGGCCGGAGCCGGGAGCTTGTCTGTGTCCGCACCGTCTGTGGCGGCGAGAGCAGTGGATGAAAGAAGCGCAACGAGGGACATCGAGGCGAGAAGTTTCAGCACGGTATTCTCCGGGTTATCGTTGAAAGTCAGTCCGACTTCCGGGACGCGTCACTGCGCGCCGCAGATTGTCGGTGTCGTTCATCTTGTCGGTGGCTTTGTTCGGCGAGTGCATGCCCTTCGACGGCGCGTACCCCTTATCGGAGATCGTGCGCGTCTGCCAGTCACCGCGACCCGCGCGGTAGCTGTCGTTCATGTCGGCCTTCTCGTCACCGATAATTCCGGCGAGGCCCGCGTCCACGGGCAGGAAGCCCGAAGTCGTGTGCTCGCCGGGAAGATCGCTTGAACTTCCTTGGAACCCGTTTTGTCCGTACCCAGAATTATTGGGCTTCGCCTTCGAAGCGAACTCGGGTTCTTTGGAGCCGACGATGTCAGTGGCCATGATAATAGTCCTTACGCGTTAGATCGTGACGCAGTGGATACCGGATTAGCCGGAGATCGGCTTGCCCAGACGACCAGCTTCGTCAAGCACGGCTGCACCGAGATCGTTGTCGACCCCGTTGCCGTTCGCGTCCTTCATGTCCCACGAGGACGCGAGGATACGACCCTGCTTGCGAAGGTTCTTGACCTTGGGCTCCGGATCGAGAGGGTTCTCGCTCGAAGCGTCGGGGCCGTAGTTGTAGCCCTTGGCTGTTTCCTTACCGGCGATTGTCGGGACCGCACCGCGAAGCTTGCTGGCGTCGGTCTGATCCTTCATGCCTTCCTTGGTCGGATAGGAGGTCTGGGTCCGCTTCGCCGCACCGCTGCGCGGGTTCACCGGGGAGCTGGTCTCCGGCGTGCTCATTGCGGGGTCGATGGTCTTGGCGACAACGCCGCTACCTTTTACAGCCATGATGGTGATCCTTTGTTGAGAGGCCCGAATTCTCCCGACACGGTATCAGCGATCCGCGTCCTAGACAACTGGCAACTTGCTCAGTCCATTCCTAGCGGTCCGCCCGGTCCAACAGCACCTGTCGTCGGCGGGCCTCCCGCTCCCGGAGCCGCTCCCGAGCCCGGGCTGCCCGGCAGGACATCCGGGTCCTGCTTAATGCTCGGAGGGGTACTTTTAGGATGGCCCGCAGCCATCGCCGAAGCAACGTCTTCGTCCGATGTGATGGGGCCGTTTGGGTCATCCGTTACACTCCGATTGGGTTGGTCCCATTTGACGTTGGAGTTGGTGGCTTTGTTCGACATGTTAGTCTCCTGTGCCGCCCGTGGCGATGAACTTCTTTCGCGCCACATCCCAGATGCCTTGCTGGTTTTGCGCGCGGCCTGCGCGGATCGCGGTGGTGCGGTCCGGAATATTCTGCGACACATCGAGATGGACCTTCTCGCCGTCGCTCCAGCTCCCGATGTGCATGTCGGGCGCATTGAGTTTGTCCGCGTTCGCACGCGAGAAAGCCGAGATGATCTTCGATCCGTGCGCGCCACCTAGCTCGGCGGCCGAAGGGAACGCGGTGCGCCCTTGCAGTGAGACCATGTAGCCGTTCGTCGGGCTCAGCCCAGTTTGCGGTTTGACGGAAGCTCCCATCGGATTTTTCGTTATGACGCGAAGGGCATTCGGGTGCACTTGCACGACGCCCGGGATTTTTCCAATCCCGGAGCCGTGCGCGTTACTGCCGTGTCCCTTCGCGTCTTTCATTGGTCAGGCCTTTACATCGCTGCGGGCGCGAGTGCGAACGCGCACGCGAGAACCGCGAAGTAGAGCGGGAAGCTTGCGAAGCCCGCACCGAGGACTAGAAAGATAATGCTGAGGATGATCGATACCCAGCATCCAACAAACTTAGCGATTGTCATGTTCATGACGACGTTTCCTTTCGAAGTTGGTCGATTTGCGCTACGGTCTCAATGACCGCATGCATCTCACCATCAACGCGCAGAACGGTTTTAGTTCCCGGATAAAACAGTCCGGGGTGCGCCGGTTCGATAACGCTGATCTTTTCCGGGTCGATTTCGAACTTCGTTCCATCTGGTGCTGTCAGCGTGATAAGCTTCATGCCCCATATCCTTTATCCCATTCCGCCGCGAGCGCGCCCGTATACGGGTTTTCACTCTTCGGTCGTCCGATAGCCTTCGCGTCAGCGCCCTTCTTGAGAGCGATCTCTTCTGGCGTCATAGTTGGCGTCGGCGAGAACCGTGTATGTGGAACGGCTATCGTGACGCCTACCGAGTGACGGGGCTTCGAAAATCTCTGCAAGAACTTAACCACTGGCCATCCCCTTCGGGAAGAACGGATAGACGAACGTGATGGACAGGCCCATCTGTCCGCGCATTTGTCGGTTGCGCGCGAGATCGGTCACACAACCATCGTATAGGATTTGACCGTTAGCGCCGACGATGGTTTGCAGCGTGGCGTCATTGAGGATCAGGTTCAACACAGCGGCGCGAGCTGTATTCAAATCTTCTCCTACGTTTTGGTTCTGCGGTTTCCGCACGTTCAACACGATGTAAATCTCGGGTGTCATCCGCATCAAGACCGGAGACGGTGGTCCTTGTCGGCCGGGACGCGGGGTCGTCGCGGGGTCACGTGTCTCGTCGGCATCGAGCAGCGTGATGCCCGGGACCTTCTCCGCAGGCAGCTCACCACGGTTGTGGACGAACAGCGCAGGCGTGATGGTGACCGGACCGTTCAAGTCGTCGCCCACCAGCGAGACGCTGAAAGTAGAAAACAACTCGACAAGCCGCTCGATGATCTGTGTACGCTGGTCAATCAAAGCTGGCATTGTTAAATCTCGTTGAGGGGTGTCGGCTGATTGCCTTCACTAATTGGTATCGTTGGGTAGCCAGCTCGCTTGGCTGCGAATTGGATGTTGTCACTGAGAACGGGCACTCCGCCATCGTATCCAGCCATGCTGTCATGGATAGGAACAGGTCTAGACTTCGCACCGCTTGCGAGTTGCGCAGCCGCCTCCGTGTTCTCAGTTGTCGTTGCGAAGCTTGCCATATCATTTTCGTTTCATACTCGGATGGATCGGACACTTCTTGGATTTCGGACCGTGGTTCAAAATCTCGGTCGCGATCTTGTCGCTCTCCATGGTCTTCTGTTGCTTGTACGGCGTGGACCGGCCGTTGGGCACGACTACGTCAGCGACTGTTGTGGATACGTTACCCACGGAATTTCACCCCACTGCCGATCTGGCCGTTGCGTGATCGCAAAGCCATGTCCCGACTGCCTTCGTCGTATTCGGACTTGCTGTCGGCGCTGCGCGGGCGGCCGAACGCGTCATAGTCACGCGAGCCGACACGCGGATCATTCGGACCTACGCCCGTCATTGCATCGTGTGTTGGCACCATGGTGGACTTGAGCCCGGACATCAGCGACTGCGCGGCCTCGGCATTCGAGGACGGCTTGTCGAGCGATGAATACCGCGCGAGCCCGGCCTTGGCGGTTGCGTGCGCGTCGGAGAGATCATCGGTGTGGCTGTCGGCGTTCTTCTGGTACTGACCGTTGCGGAAGAACTGCACGACCTTTTCATTCCATTCCGGATTGTTGTAGACTTTAGCCGAGTGCGCGCCGCTGGTGTGCGTCGCGATCAAGCGCATGCCTTTTGCACTCGCCTTCGCGCCGCCCTTACCCGAACTGCCGTGACCTTTTGCGTCTTTCATGAAACCATTCCTTATTCGGTGCGAAGATCATCCGGAGCTTCCACGCCTGCGTAGTTGCTCATTCCGTTGTGGACCGGGACCGGTGCCGACTTCGGCCCGTTGTTGAGCGCTTGCGCTGCGCCCCAGTCTTGGCCGTGGCCACCAGCGGTGACAGCGACGCCGCTACCAGCGCCGCCACTCGCGCGATCAAAATTCGCAGCGCCGGGGCCGACCGTCTTGACGCGACCGGCCGCTACATCGTTCGCGACCGATTGCGTTGCGGAGCCAGCCCAGAACTTTTTGAAGTTGTAGCCACCCTTGGCACCATTCACGCCGCCGACAAGTTTGCCGGTGCCGTTCGATCCGTGACCCCTGCTATCCTTCATGACACACTCCCGTAATCCACGTAATCGTCTGGCGCGAGATCGTAAGCATTGACCGGGCGCACGCCAGCGGCGGTCTGTCTGTTGTTCGGGTTCGTCACCATCGCCGGGTGAACAGGCACGGCGTAACTTTTAGAGCCGGTCACGAGATGCTGCGCGGCGTCTTCGTCTCCGGGATAATTGCGCGGCGTTGCCATTAGCGAACCGTCCCGAACGCCCGCATGTTGCTCACGAGGTTCTTGTTCGCTTCTTGGCCGCCAGTGCGGTTGCCCTTGATCGGCCCGAAACCTTGTGCGCCCTTCGACACGCCAATGCCCGGCTGTCGGTTCTCCGGTGCCGGTGCAGTCGTCGGGTTCGATCCATAGCCAGCCATGCTGTCGTGAACCGGAACGCCGCCCGACTTGACGCTCGACATCAGCGCATTCGCTGCGGCCTGATCGGACGAACTGCCGCGCCCCGGGTATTCGCCGGAGCCTCGAAACGAACCGAACTGTTGCGCTTGGCCGACGAAGAAACGTTTGATCCCGCCGCCGTTTCCGTTACTGCCGTGGCCGAATTGATCCTTAGCCATTGGGGTGCCTCGCTTGATGGAGGTTCGCCGCAACGATATGCGGATCAGTGCGCTTGTCGTACTCGCTCTTGACGGTCGCGGCCTCGGCCGGGCTCAGCGTGCCGGTGCCGATCCCGTCGCCAAATCCCTTGCCCCACATGCCGAGCAAATCGGTGATGTGACCGGTGTACTGGCCAATCGGCTGCGCGCCGTGCCATGCGGCATCGGACATCTTCGAGCCCCAGTTGTCACTGGTGTTCGCTGCCACGCCGGTAGGGTTGACGACTGGTGCTGCCTTGGTGGGGAGATTGGCGACGCCCTGCGCGTGCGCGCCAGCGGCGCGAGCGTCAGCGGATGCCTTGCGTGCTTCATCTGACCACATAGCAAGCTCCCTTTTTATTTCGCCCTCGGATCGTGCGGATCGAGATACGAGTGACCCGCTGCTTTGCCGAGCCGCGACTTGAACGGCGCATTATCGGACTGTGCCGGGGTCATCTTGTTCATGCGGCCGAGCTGTGCAGCGGCGTTGGCCTTCGAAGACGAGCGCGAGCCCATCTTGACGGTGCCGGAGTTGACCGCGTCCGCGAACCGCTTGGCGTTGAAGCCCGGGTTCGTGGTCGCCAGCCGGGCGGCCATGGCGTTGACTTCATCGGGGCTCGCCTTCGACGCACGAAGATTTGCGGCGATGACCTCGAAATGGGCCTTCGTCATTTTCGTGGGGAGGTTGTTGATCGGTCCGGAATGCGAACCGTTGCCGCCGTCAGAGCCGTGGCCCAGTGCGTCCTTCATGGCAGCCTCCCGGAGTTACTTGCAGTTGTGATACTTGCAGTCGGTCTTGCCGAGAACGGCATCGGCCTTGTGCTTGATCTTGGAAGCCTGCTCGGGGGTGAGGTTGCCTTTCGCCAGCTCTTCGCTTTCGCGGGACAGCGCGGCCTTGGCATGGCCCTTGTTCTCGACCGGATACTTCTCGACGCCGTCCACCTTGAGAGCGAACTTCGAGGGCTTGATGTCTTTGCGAGCTTTCGCGGTGAGTTTGGCCATGGGTGATCTCCGGGTTCTGGAATTCAACCCGTAGGATACTCCCGCACCGTGGCCGGAACAACTGGCAATCACCCGCGACCTTACATCAGGTCTTCGACGGTCTCCGTGACTTCAACGTCGGGCTGCTTGAGCGCCGGAGCCGTGTTCATGTTCTTCGACTTCGGCTTTGCGCCCATGGCGAGGATCAGAGCCTTGATCGGGTCCGCGTCCTCAGCGTAGCTCACGCCAAACGTCTTGGCCGGTGCGTAGGTCCCGCGCCATTTCGTACCCGACGAATTCATCGCGAGCGAAATATGCGAGAGGCTGCCCCGGGCGGCGAGCGCGCGGATCAACTCTTCAAGCGTCTGTGTCTGCATCTCGCGCTCCCGGCGGTGCTTGAATTTTCAACTTGGGTGGCTCCGGCGGCAGAACGTTTGCCAGCTTCGGCGACGCGAGACGATGCTTGTCCCACGCAGCCTTGCGCTCTTCCGGGGTGAGCTTCAAAAATCTCGGGATGTCTTCAAGCGGCATTTTTCTTTGCCCTCTCGATGGCCCGGCGCACGGCGAACTCCCGCTGGTTGTTGTGCTTCGTCAACCATTCGGACACGATGCATAGCATCTCGGCCTCGGTGACTTCGAGCACGTAGCCGCTCTCTTCGCCCTTGGGGTCCTTTCCGTGAAACACGAGCCGCGAGTTGATCGGGGGCGGAACGTGGTTTTCCCACGCGACGCCTTCCGGATAGCTCTCGTCGGTGTAGAAGATCGGCTTATCGAGCAGGACCTTCTTCGGCCCGCGTTTCGCTTCCTTGAGTAGCCTCATGGGTGTTGCTCCGGGTGATAGTTCTGCCAACCGGCGGCGTATGCCTCTTGAACGTACCGGTCA